AAGATTCAGACGGAGGGCACGGATTGATACACAGTACCCGCGCCCCTTTTCCAACTTGTGGCGGAAGGCTCACCCTGAAATCCTCCCAATGTCAGCCTCAATGAGTCGCCCGTTTGCTCTCACAAAAGCGCCCTGGATGTTTACCCCATTGGGCCCAATCACAATGGCCCCTCCCCTGTCAGACATGAGCACAATGTCCCTGCCAGCCTTCACTACCAGCCGAGTCTCCTTGTCCTTGCGGGGTCGCACAGGGTTGAAGTCGTCAATGTCCCCTTTTACTCGACCACTTTCGACGGCGGCAAATAGGGAGCCCCCTGGTGGACTTGCTGCCGCCTCGTCGTCGATCTTACTGTGTACGCCATCCCTAACCGGAGCGTACACAAAGGTGCCCACCCAGATGGGAAAATCAGGGCTCTGGTTCTCAAACTCGATCCACACCCCAACGCTGATATCGTCATTGTCTGACGGCACAGGGGGAACTCCAAAGTCCAAGGTGCTCAGTCCGCCCAGCCAAGGAAAACAAGGCTCAGCCCAATCCAGCCAATGGTCCTTGTCATCTGCACTGCCCATAACCTGGGGGCAGTAAACACGAAGCCTCCCGCGCCCCTCTGGGTCGTTATTGTCCCTGATGAAGCCCTTGTACTTCCCGGGGTATTTCCCACCATAGTCTGGATTCAACAGCTCCATTTGTTTCTCCTACCCCACCTTGGCCGTAACTCGGATGGTGGTGCCATTTGTGTCTGTATTCAGTATAACACGAGCGGGCTTTGCTTCGACATCTTTGCCATGTAACAGTCCCACTTTGCTGGTCTTGTCGTTGCCCTTGCTGTTCTTGTCCTCGTTTTTGCCCTTGTTGAGAGCGTTACGAGTAAGGCTCGCTTCCACGACGTACCCGCTGCTGTCAATCTTATGTCTCGTTGACACCACACGCCAATTGCCCGAGTAGGTGAGCCCCACGTTCTCCAGCCGGATCATCATCTTGGAAACAAGCCGAGGCGTGCCAGCGACCGTGAGGCTGGCTTTGACCGCCTTCATGTCGATCTTCCCCATGGTGGCAGCCGCATGTTTTTTTATGACCTTCTTATCAGTCTCAGGGGTGGCTGTCGTGAGAGGCTGCTTGGGAGCCATGACCACTTTGGAGTTCACCACAATGTTGGTGCCACTAGTAGTGTCAGTGGTCAAAACGAATAACCCTGCCCCAGCAGTCCCCGTGTCCCTAGGACCAGCACTTTTCACCTCGGACTTGTTGTCTTTGGGACTGGCCCCCGCTTTTCCAGAGGCGCTGGGCTTGGACATACTCACCTCTGGGGAGAAGCTGAACGTGGACCCAAGCAAGTCAGTAAAATAGGTGAACGTCAACCCAGGGGGCGCATCGTACCTCTTTTTATGGAAGTGAAGCACGGTTTCTTCGACGTAACAGTCCCAATTCAAGGGGGCCGCGAGAGACTGCAAGTAGGAAATGTCAGTCATCGATGCAGGCTGGATTCGAGCCTTGCCCCGCCCGTCCCCAGATTCTTCAATGTCAGTGTCAAAGCGATACCTCTTTGCAATCTGTCTTGCTACTTCAGAAGAACTGACTGCGCCCCAGTTCCGGGGGTTGGATCCCTTACCCATGTCATACCGAGCGTCGTATGCCACCATCTCGATGGTGCGCATGCCACTGGCAGGCATGCTGGGCTTGGCCTTCGCAATGACCACACTGTACACCCGAGACATGTCATTGGGATAGCCAAACGTTACTCTGAATCGCACCCCAGCAGCGAATCGAGGATCGTCCACAAATTTGCCGTAAGGGTCATTGACCTTGATCTTTATCTCGTTGACCTTCTTTTCGTCGTCAGAGAACTCAAAGCTGGCCAAGTTCTGAAGTAGGTCAGTGGCAAACTCCTGATCTGCCTCAATAAAAACCCTGGGGGACACGACACTGTGTCGGCTATTGAACATGCTCATGTGCGCCCCGCCATGATATCAAATAGGAATCGCCGGATCGAGGGCACCTTGACCGTCCTGCCCACCTCAAGCTCCGTAAACGGATCCACCACACCGGACAGATCCGCAATGGCCCACCAGTTGCGCGCGTCCCCCAGGTACTTGAGCCCCAGATGGCTCCAGTGCATGGATCCATCCACAAGGATAAACCTGTCATCCTCTGCATCTGCCACAACGCGGGGTCGAATGTCCACATACGCCGGTCGAGCCAACTCCATTGTGACCGGGTTTAGGACCTCCACCACAGGGGAGAGCATAAGTCTGCTTCTATTATGTGGCATTACAGCTCGATTTCCATATCAGGGGGTAAGAGGTTATCTCTAACTTGGCCCCAAGGGGGAGCCTCACCCATGGTCAAGTCTATCTTCGCCCGAAGGATGCGCAAGTCAGGGGAAAAGTAGTTGAGCGTTTCTTTGACACTCTTGACCACGCAGGGAGTAGTTTGGAACATGAGCCCAAACGTGAACAGAACAACGGGAGGAGCAACACTTTCTGCCGTGGATCCCACCACTGGATATCCAAGAGAGCGGTACCAATTGATCTCGTACGTCAGGTCGAGCTGTCCGTTGTAGAAGATACGGTTCTGGATAGCATCCAGGTACAGAGTCAAACTCCAAGTTCTTTCACCACCTGCCCCATACTGGTAAATGGGGTGGCTCGCCCCAGGAAGCTGCCCGACTTCCCACCCAGTGGTTTTGGAGGCCTCGATCTCATGGGGGTTGATCAGAAAATTGCGATGCTCCATTCGACCTGGAATGGTGATTCGACCTTTGGTGACCGTAGGGCTCATGTTTACTCCGTCATGGGCATGCCGTGAGCGTTGGCCCAATCCACGAGGTGTTTTTGAATTGACTCAAAGACGACCTTGCCATCGAGTTCGAGCACAGTTTTGTTATTGAAGTTCACTGTCTTAGGTTCTGCCCCGGGCCTACCCGCTGAGGATGCCCCTCGACCCCCCGCCATACTGTCCTCCATAATCCCAAGCCCAGGAAGCCCAAACCCTGTCGGCTGTGGGGCCCCTGCTAGCAGTTTATTGACTGCATTTGCTGCCTCCACTTGGGCATCGAGCGCCTCCCGAAATGAAGAAGGGCCTGCCCCCGGTTCCTCCCCCTTCCTGTACCCGAACTGCCTACTAACTTCATAACCGGCAGCGACAACATTTCGCTCCGTATCCCACGCCTTGTTCACGTCCTCAATGTCTTGCCTCGTGTCCACTCCAAACTTCACGAACGCATCTTTGAGCTGATCAAGCATGTTATCGTTGCTGACTTTGACACCATAAAGGGCCTTTCCCATTCCCGCAAAATCCCCCTTGGTGAGCGCCGCCAGCGCTCTCCCAAGTCCTACTGCGGCGTGCCATATTGCTCTCAAGGGAATGAGAATCAGGTTGAGCCCAAGCCTGAGAGACGAAAGCGCAACATCCCCGATGTTCTTGAGGATAACGAATGCCACATACACCCCCATGATTGTCTCCACGATGACCCCTACGTGGGGAATGACTGCATCTATCGCCTGAGCCACCAGGTCCATGACCCAGGCGGCAACATCTGCAACGCCCAAAATGATATCTGCGAAGGTGTCAAGAAAACCCTGTGCTTCCCCCACGTTCTGCTCAGTAGATTTGGGAATCAACCCCATTGCCTCCGCAATGCGCTTTCCCGCCTCGAATACTCGACCGAAGGCCAGGCTGATTTTGTCGAAGGCAGCAGAAAACTTCGGTCCGGTGGTCTTCCACCCCTCACTGAGTCTCTGCTTGAATCCATCCCAGGCAAGCTCAGCCCACTTGATCCACCCCACAATTTCCTTGAACGTTTCCATAAGGCCTGCCTTCTCAAGCTCCTCGGCGGTCTCCAGTGAAACGCTGGTCCCTGTTGCTCCCCAGTTCTGGAACGCTTCAGAGACTGCACTAATTAGAGTGCGGGCTTTGCCAAAGATTTCGACCAATGGTTGCCACGACGCAGCCACTACGAGCGCCCCGGTCCCCACCCCCACGAGCCCAAGTACCAAAAAGGGCAGCAGTGACAACGCCAAGGGGGCTACTGCATTGGCAACGAGTCCTATGACCGCCAGTCCGATGGTCGCAGAGATGACAAACGCTCCGAATGCCCCTGCTGCTGCAACTACGGTTCCAACCACCGCCATTAGTGCAGACCCTACTAGAGTCAGGACAACTCCAAACTTAACAAGCCCTGGATGATTTTTGATGAAGTTGGCGACGGCGCCAATTGCTTTACCTCCCAGTATTATCGTCTTTGTGAGTAGGTCCACGACAGGGTCCAAAGCATCTTTCACGGCAGCCATGAACTGCTCATCCCCAATGTATTTGTCAATCTCTTTGAAAGTGTCAATGAGCCCTCTCTTTAGCTTGTTGTACGGCCCATCGGGGTCATCGATCGCTGCGATCGCCTTGAGAATCCGAGACGGCAGTTTCTTGTAATTGCTCAAGATGCCTCCGAACATGGAGGAAGCAGCAGCGGAGAACCCAAACCATGCCTTGTCCTTGTTGATGTTTATGATCTCCTCAATGATCGCCTTCGCACCACTTTTACCCGCACTACTGAGCCTATCATAGATTTCCATGGGAAGCTGATCTCGAAGGAGCATGGCAGACCCTGATGCAAGGAGCCGCTGCATGCCTCTGATGAAAGTTTCCATCTTCCACCCCACGTTCCCAGTGGCCGCAGCCATGTCGAGGATTGCAGAGGTAGCAGTGGTTTTCATGTTCCCTGCCAGACTCAAGGTGGCATCGTCCACCTGGCTGAATCCGGCTGCCATGGCCTCAGCCAAGTTTATCGTCTTCCCTCCCTTGTCACGCCACGCATCGAGCGACACGCCCGACTGCACAAGTGCCGTCGTCAGTTCGAGGATTTGCTGTTCTTCGAACGGTGTGTACTTCACAAGGTCCTGCACTCCCCTTACAATGTCGAATGCCTGCTCCTGTGAAAACTTCCCGAACATCTTGATGCGCAGAAGGGCCTCTTCCATTTCACCACCCGCCATGGCCATTGCTTTGGCGAGGCCAGCGAACATGCTGATTCCCTTCATACCATACGACTGCATCTGCATACCAAACTCAGACATTTGCTGAAATGATTGCTTTACTTGATCCACTAAAAGTGCCACAGCCGCTACCTGGGGGGCTATGCCTCCAAGTGCTGAACCGATCCCACTAATCCCACCACGCAGCCCACCAAGGAGCTGTGTTGCTGTTTGAGCCGCTCCACCCACGCCCTGGTGAGGCGCAGAACCTGGGGCGGACACCTTGTCCGTGCCCAGCTCTTTGGCCACGTCAGAAACAGTTGTCTTCAGCTCTTTGAGTTTGTCTTTGCCAGCGAGATTGACGTCAATAAGAAGGGTGAATTTGGAACCAGAGATCATCTGCACTCACTCCATGAAGTATGGGCAGTGCCAGATGAAGTCAACGTCGTGAGCGTCTATGGAAGGCGTGGACTTGGATCTGACTGCCTCTTCGATTCTCTCACCAACGATGCGCTTCCAGCGTACCGCCGCGCGCCTACGTGAATATGCCATCCTAAGAACATCCCGCTCACTCCACCACTCAGCTAGGGAGAAGATGTCCGTTTCAAGCCGGTACTCTTCCCCGATGGGAAGAAAAAAGCAGGGTCATTCGTATCGATAAGGGTTGAGAATTCTCCCCCACAGTGGGGGCAAACAATCCCTTCAATCGACGTGTCGATTCCTCCCTCACGAGTATTGATCTCGTAGCGCAAGAAGGATCGATCACGGGCTGACATACGCCGAAGTGCCTCGAACTTGGGCTCATCCCCATCGATGCTGATCAGCCGAAGTTGAAGCGTCGAAGTCACAAGATCATCACTATGCTGCCCATCGTGAATCTCCTGAATGCGCTTCTCATCGCTACCAACGAGAGGCCTCCACACCACCACCTTGCCGGATGGGCAGGTAGAAGTGAAAGAAAAAATAGATTGACTATCACTGGGAAGCGGATTGCTTGTGACTTCCAGATCAGCGAGGTTATACTCCACTCGCTCGACGACTTTCTCACAGTGCGGGCACCGCCTGTCACACTGCACTTCGTCCCCGAGCGACAACTGCCGTAAACGAATGAGCGCAAACGCCCGGTCGTTGGTGTGCGCATCTGCCCACTGTTGAAAGAAAAAGTTGGGAGAATCAAAACGGGTCCCCCCATCAGGGCGGCGCATTGCTCCAATCTGCTCCGTGCAGCGGGACAGGATTCGAGACATTCGTTCCCCAAAACTAGTGGGAGACAGCCCACTGTTTGGTTTCTTCTCCTGCCTGCGCAAAAGCTTGATGCCGGAAAGAAGGATGTCTTCCTCTTCCCCAGTCAGCTCAGTCAGAACCACCTTCTTTGACCACCCTTGCGGGGTGCGAATACCCATCGGCAATTCGATCAAAGCCTCCATTGCCTACTCTCCTACAGGATTCGTTCGAAGCCCTCGTGTGCAAGAACCAACTCTTCCACACTGTTCTCCGAAGACTGCGCATCAACGTCACCCATGGGCTTGTAGCTCTTGGGCCACGCATGGTTCAGCTTCCAGCTACGAACCTTCTGGTTCAAGCTGTTGTACTGGTGGATGACAGGTTCCCTTCGGAATTCTGCACTGGACCCCTGCACGGCAACCTCGTGGACTTGGGCAAACCAGTCCAAAAAGTCATCAGCCCCTGGTCCTGGAACGATCTGCCCACGAGAAAGGGTAACGTCCCCATACTTGGCGAGCCCCGGGGACTTTTGCGGGGTTTCATTATCTCCCCCTTCCCGGTACTCGATCACATCGGTTTCAACGTTGAGGCCACTTACTTTGGAAAACCCAAAGCGAATGAACCCATCGATCTCCACACGGAATCGAAAAGACTTCAGCGGATCTGCAACTGCTCCACGCCCCATGATTCACTCCTCTCAAAGCTGTGAGGCCAGCGATGCCTCAAGAGCCCGTGTATCTTGCTCCAGGGTGATGTCCACGTATCGAGCGGGTTGATCAAAGGCCAACCCCACACGAATTTTCATTTTCTTTGCCGCAATCACCTGCGCCGTATTGTTGGTGTCATCACAGATGATGAAAAATGCCTCTTCATCCGTTGATCCCTTGAGAATCCCATCCTTCCGCCACTGCCGGAAAAGAGAGGTAGCCACTCGCACCACCTGGCTGCGGGTGTCTTCGTTGTTGGGCTCGAAGTTCACGAAGCGGGTACGCCGCTTCAGTTCGCGGCGAGCCACACAGAAGCCAGTCACCTCACCATGAACCCCATACTCGTCCGTGCTGTCCAGTGTCTTGTCACCCCAGACAGCATACCCCTCGCCAGGGAAGTTGATGATTGCATTGATTCCATAGGAGAACATGCCATCATACTCGTCACTTCCCTCGTCAATGTTGTACCCCAACCCGACGATGCCACGCACTTGACCGTCCGTGATGCCAGCCGGTGACTTCGCGAAGTTCCGCTTATAGTGGGTACGGGCAATCAACCCCTGAATCCACCCACTGGGAGCCTTGAGCGTCTTTACCCCCAACAGGGAATCCACCACGTACACATGGGGCCAATACATGGTGAGAAACATCGAGCTGAAGTTTGCAGTGTTTGTCACCCACGTGGCGATGGCGCTGTGGTCAAACCCACTGGGCCCTTCAATAATACCCTGCACGTCCCCGCGAAGTTCCAAGTACGCTTCCAACCCCTTCAAAGCGCTGGCCCCGTCGTTTGCTCCGAGGATGTCGCACACTCCAGGCATGGAGATAAAGTTCACGTCCTTGGCGGAGTTCCAGGCATAAACACCAGTCTTCGACACTGAGGATCCGATAAAGTCACTCACCCCGATAGCCCCACCGTTGGAGCCCCCAGACATAACGATGGACACCGCATCCTGCTCTGGTCGCGGGTCAGATACCGAAGGGCCCAAAGCCGTGACCGTCACAGGAGTACGGCTGGCACTATTGATCACCACTTCGAAGTACCTGGGGCCAGCCAACGGATCCATTCGAAGATTCATAAAGGGGCTGGGAGCGAGAAGAAGGCCATCGCTACCATAGACATACAGATTCCACGTCTCAAGCACAACGTCCTCTGTCCCTGCATACCCACCCGTAGGGACCGTGATGGCCGCACTTAGGGTGAGCGTGGCACCATCCACCACAGAAATGACGGCCCTTTGGGTATCCGCGCCCTTCGTGATCGATATTTGATCCCCCACTTGGAGCTTGGCCCCAGAAAGGACTGAGATGGTGGAGGTAGCCCCCGCAGCGGTGGCAGCAACCCTGGTCACCGCTACATCATTTCTGGTAGCCTTGACCTTCGTCGAGTTTCCCCACACCCCCACGCTGGAGGCATTCACTTTGATCGTTGACACCGAAGTGCTTGCAGTGCCCGCGTGGGCACTATTGTCCAAACCCATCTTGGTGTCTGCCGTGGACGCTACCATCACCTGAACGGTGGCCGCCGCTCCAGCCAAGTCTCGGGTCAGTACGAGTGCCCCTCCACTGTTAGATGGAGTAACATTAGACAGCTCTGCAAGGCCCAGGGTCACCAGCTCATCCGCCGTGACCGCTCGAATGTTCGCCACGTTGCCAGGGGTTGCGTTCGTGAAGGCCCCCGCCACAAGCCCAGTCTTGGTCGTGACGGATGCTCCACTCACACCGACTACGTATGCTTTTGCAGGGGCAGCATCAGTACCAGCCACGTCCGTGGTGATAACGATATCACTGCCCGAGACCACAGCCTTCGCTCCGAGGAGTTGAGAGTTAAACTGTGCTGCATAGGTAGACTGGCTAGTCGCCGATGACAGATCGACAACCTGCTCCCCTGGCACACCAGGGATAACAAACGTGGCTGTTTCACCAGCACCGCCAGCCTCCCACGAACCCGTGAAAGTCAAGGTAGCCGGATCCGCGCTCACCGTGATAGTCCCGTCGTTGCCAAACTCGGTGTCCACCACGATAGTATCCCCGTCGGCCAAGGTGAACGGCCCAACCGCAGAGGTAACGCTTCCGCGTCCAGCAGGCCCCACGGTGTTTAGGTCACGGCTTGCCGCGACTGCCGACGCCCCAGTCACTCGATTGATGTAGCAAACAGATCCTTCATTGGCGAAGAATCCAAGCATGGCATCGTACCCTTGTGGGTATGCCGTAAGTCTGTCGCCAAACAGCTCCCTGTAGTCGTCAGGGCTGACAACTTTCGTCGGGACTGTAGGCCCTTTTTCTGTAACGCACTGAAAGCCACCAATTGCTGTCGCAAGTCCAGGGCGTGCAATGGCCCCCTTACGGACAATCGACGTTTTAGTGGCTGGGCTCTGGAAGTTTGTCATTGCAGCTCCTTTTACCGTACTCTACCAAATTTTACCCGCCTCCACTACCCCAAAGGCTCCAACTCAAGAGGATTCAGCTCACAGGCGCGCATCATGCGCTCCTGAATGTCCCCCAGCTCAAGGATCCGTTCGTAGATAAGGGTGCTATTATAAAGCAGGTCATTGGTGCCATAGTCATTGGTTGTGTTGTCGAGGTATCCCTCAACTTCATAGACGAAAGCTCGCTTGAATCCCCTCTGCTCGTCCGCCCCCACCCCTGGCGTAATGTCATCCCCAAACGCATCCAAAGCCATAGAAGTCAAGTAGAGCATGTCACAAGTGTGAATCTCTCCGCTTGCCCACTCCACTTGCAGCGCGCCCCTCTGAGGAAAGAGGTAAACGATCTGGGCGCAGATGAAACCAAGCTCAGCCTGGGATTTCGCCTGCGCCGTGATCACATACTGCACCTTGTATGACTCTGGGTTGGGCCTCTCGTACCTTGCCTCGTATCCAGACTGAATCACGTCCCCGTCAGCATTCACAAGCTGAATGGGGGTGGAGGCCATGTCTTCAGCGATAATGGTGTCAAAGTACGTGTACACTGACGGATCAGGCTGCTGCCCGTTCCAACGAAACGTGACACAAGGCCAAGTGTCCACCCACTTTCGCCCAGAAACATTTTCGTCAAAGATAGGCACGTTTCGCAACGCCTTCGAGAACTGCTCATAGGAGCCCCTGACTGTCTGGTCAAAGGATGTAAGCCCCCGCGAAGGCTCGTGGGGATGCCTCATAACAGGTACTCTCACCCCATACGAAGGCCCAGTGCCCCCTCCGTGATCGGGAGGAAGAACTCTATGCCGGTTGGTCGGCACCCCGTTAGAATCCAGTAGGGGACGCCCCTGCTGGTCAAGGGGAGCCCCTGTCAGCCGCCGGTACACAGCAAGGTCAACCGCCCAGAAGATCACGGAACACCTCCCGAATGAGCTTCTGAACCTTCGGGGACACTTGCATTTCCATGAGAGCTGGAGCCCAGTGTGGTCGAGGAGGCATCCTTGATGTCCCCCTCTCATGAAA